GTCTACGGACATTATTCGGGTCAGGTAATCCTTATTATTATGAACCACGAATACAAAAAGTAAGGAAGGGCTAGGGAGTATGTATATATTAGGGAACCTAATGATACGGCTCAAAATTGCAAGCAAAATTGCGGGCCGATTCCCAATGATAATGTTTAGGATAATATCCCAAGTATTCACTGGACGCTGTAAGAATTTTACGAGCGTGTTGATTCCACATTTTACGTCCGTGAAGGGACAGCTCCATGAGAGCAGTATCAACATTATCTTGAGTGATACGCTCTGCAAAAGAGCACCTCTTAGTCCAATAGGGCATTTCTAAAATAGAGGTAATGTTTAACGGTGCCACGTAACGACATACGTGATCATCATATCGGAAAGCACGCTTGAGGAAAGTCAGATTCTGGACATTTTCAAAAGCCATAATACTACTATCCTTACGAGTAGAAGTAAACTGTTGCCCAAGTTCCAATAGATGCTTTTGCATCGTTGTTGGATTATACCAAGTTTTAACCTGGTCGTCTACGGACCCTATATTGTCATCGCCATAGACGACTACACCTACTTTTTCAAAAAGAGATGTAGATTTAAATGAGGGTGGACGCGAACGTATCCATGCATAACAGAGATAAACTAAGTTGATTAAACAATTAAGGAAAATTGTGAAAGGATGACCACTAGGTAGTGATTGAACCCATTTATAAAACCAACTTAGAAATATATGCTCTGAGTGTGACATTTTGTACCACAAATAAGCACGAACTTTTTGAGCGTCTTCAAACTCTTTACGAGCCTGAGCATACCCTATATCATTTTCTTTGTGGTGATGCGCCCAATTAATTTAATACCAAGGGCCCACATACCATTTCCAAATTGCGTCAATAATAGTGGCAAGTTGACGTTTATCAAATTTGGAGAAGTCTCCATTGAATCCGTTCTCCATACCGTACGACTTCAAAATACGGTACATAGTATCCCATTCTGCAGAATACACATTCATGCCAACACCTATACTGTTGCGAATCTTGTTCTCTGTCAACCATACTTGAAATCCAAGAAAATATATTCTCCAAATTATAGTCAAATCTAATGGAGATATAGAGAATAAACGAAGTTTGCCCTCCAATATTTTCTGTACTAAAAGTTTTTCATCCTTGGGACAGTCTATAAACCAAAATTCAAC